AAGATCCACAGCCTTTTCCATTTTATTTTTTATACGACGTGCCTGCTTTTCGTTTTCAACTGATATGTTTAATTCGTCATGCACTTGTATATGAGGTATGATACCATCTTGCTCATATAAGTCCACCATTGCTTTCTTTGTTTGGTCCGCTGCAGACCCTTGAATTAACTTGTTTAATGCTTTGTATGCATAAGCAATTTTATAATTTTTTTCTCTTTTTATTTCTTCTCCCGTTTCATCATCTACGTAAACACTATCAGGATGAGCCACTTTAGCCTCTTCTCTAGTTTTATAAAACCCAGCAGCGTTCCAACCTAAAGGAACAAAGCCAAAAAACCTACAGCGACGCCCTAAAAGAGTTGTTATATATTCGTTTTTCTCTGCTTGCCTCGTTGCAAAATTAGATAACTGCTTAACAAAAGGAACTGACGCATGATATTGTTTAAACAATGCTTCTGCATCTTCTCTTTCCAATCCAAGTTGTTCAGTTAATTTAGCTTTACCCATACCGTAGAAAAGACCTAAGTTAATTGTTTTTGCCATGCCTCTTTCAACGTTTGCAATTTTAGATACCATCTCGTGAAAATCAGTTTTACTTTCTTCGTTCTTGTACCCACGCACAAAGTCAGTAGTTTGATATTTAGGATTAAGATCCATATAGCTACTCTTATTTGCCTTGTTTTGCTGCTCTGCAAAATGAACAACTAGTCTTGGTTCTTGCTGTGAGTAGTCAAACATTCCCCACTGCATTCCTTCTTCAGGAATAAATAATCCTCTAACAGCTTTACGTAATTCATCATTACGTGCTGGAATCTGTTGTAAGTTAGGATTAGCGTAACTAAATCTACCTGTTACAGTTCCCGCCTTAGTGTCTTCCCCACTTTTCATTTGATATATTTCAGAGTGTATTCGTCCATTGTGTTGATGTTTAAGAATACCATCTATAAAAGTCGAGCTGGTTTTACTCATTTCCCGTGCTTCTAGTATTAATTTCGATAGAGGACTACTGTCTTGTTGTAAGAACGCTTTATTAAAACTAGGTTTATCTGTTTTAGTTCTAGGATAAAGTATTTTCTTTTTATCATATGCTTTTGCTATTGATGCAGCAGCCCAAATCTCTACGTTCATTCCTGCTTCTTCTTTTATTTTTTGTAGCAGTTCTTTTTCTTTTGTAACTAATTGTTTTTTAAGCTTTTCTGCGCCCTCAAGATCTACTCTAACTCCATTCGCTCTCATGTCTACCAAACATGGAAGTAAACGAGTTTCTAGGTCATATATATTATTAAGATCCCTACCACTAGAATCTTTCTTATTTAATTGAATTAAATTATGCAAATATAAGTTATACGTTAACTCTACATCTTTCCTTGCATACTCCTCTACCTCTGGAGCAGGAATTTTATACATTTCTTTCTTTGGATCGATAAGTTTTCTTGCTGCGTACGCGTTAAGCTTAGTATCATTTTTTCCTGGCCATCCAAGTTCTTTAGTAATTGCATCTAGAGAAAAAGATTTTCTAGTTTCATCAATGAGTGACGAAGATATTAACGTATCATGTATTTTACCTTTAACATGTATACCTAAAGTTCTTAGCCAACCAACGTCGTAAGACGCGTTATGAAAAACCTTATCCACAGACGATTCAGCTATGGGCTTAAACCAAGAAATGACTTTTTCTTTATCCATGTTACCTCCCCCAAATGTTTCTTCAAGGCAATGCCCAATAGGAAAGTACCACTGTTTATCTCTAGTACCAATAGCAATACCAGTTACATATCCATTATTAGTAGCCCACCCAGGACCTTTAATTAAAAGATCAGTGTCTTTTGTTTCTAAGTCGATAGCAATTAATTTTTCGTTAGATAAATCGGGAAATTCTTGGTCACTCATTTATACTCCTCTTTCAATCTATTTAAAAACCAGATAGCTTTATCTAAATCTTCTACAGGTTTTTTCTTCCATTCATGGCGCCAGATATATTTTATAGCCGAACCTTGTAAGTAGTATCTATGTCCATAACCTTGACATGCTTTAATTGCATCAATGCAACCAATATCACCTTTATTGTAATGTGATGGGTGATTCACCGGATCATGTTTCTTTTTCATTCTTGGTTTCATAATATATTACTCCATTTCATAATTCAAGAAAGAATTTAATATACAAATGCTTTCAAAATTGTAGCTGCGTGTATTCCCTGTAGACAAAATATGTAGTTGATGTCGAGCTCTAGAGCACGCTGTGTAATATAACCTGTGCACATCATCTTCTCTTTCTGGATCTTCAGATTTGTAAGCACTATAACGAGGCTGTTCCATCTCAGCTATGACTAAAACATTATCCGCTTGGCCGCCTTTCATTTTATGTATAGTGGATAAAACTACTTTTGGGTCTAAAGAAAGGTCTTGGTTATTATCCAAACATGTTTTTATATACTTTCTGTGCTCTCCCCACTTAGCTAAACTACCCATTCTATCGCCGCCTGTTTTTTCTTTTTTAGTAAGGTAAGCCTCATTAAAAAATTCATACATTGGTTTATCAAAGTTCATCTGTGGAAAAGTTTCTTTTAAATACTTCGCTGAAAATTTTCTGTTTTGCCCAAGATCATTTAATTCTTTTTCTTTAAAATCTAAAAACATTGCTCTATACTTTTTTAATTCAAAAAAATTAATTTCTTGATCGTTTTGTAGCTTTAAATATGTCCTTATAGGACTAAGCAACTCTGAGCTTAAAACTGGATCAGCTCTTCGTCTATTTTGATTGCTATACCAAATACCCATCTCGGACAAAACCTTTCCGTTTTTTTCCAAAGTGGATGAGCCAGAAGCCATAATAGACCAAGCCCCTGTTTTTAAAGGAACTTTTTGTAATGAACCATGCATCTTTGGCGCAAATGATTCATCATGGTCGCAACAATCAATACATGCTTTATATGTTTTAACTGTCTTAGTCTTTATGCGATCACTAATACATTTAAGAAATTCTATGTTGGTATTAGATAGCCTATGAGATTCTTCTAATTGAACATAACATTCTTGATACTTTTCTGGGTAATTCCCCTTAACCTCAGTTTCAAAAAATTCCAGATATGTATTAACATTAGCGCCAGCCCAACGATAAATTGCCTGATCATCATCCCCGGCAGTAAAAAAATACTCAACACTACCAGTTGACAATAGCGCCCTAACAACGTCCCATTGCAGTTGTGAACAGTCTTGTGCTTCGTCAATAATAACCACTCTATAGTGATTAAAGTTATTAAGCTTAATTGCATTCAAAATCATGTCAGTAAAATCCCCCGTGCCTGTGTCTTCTTTATATTTTTTCCAGTCTTCCATTAAATTAAAAACTATATCAGGGTCATATTTATAAGATTTATGATCATCATCAGCTGCTACGCTGTAAGCTTGTTTAAAATCCATTTCACCATCACGCATTAAGGTGTATACTTTTATTATAAAATTTTTATCATAAGTTGACCCATACTTATTAAGTATGTTGCTAATTCTATTCCCCCTAACCCAGTCGAAAAAAGCATCTGGGTTGTCTCCACTAACATAAACCTTCCCTGTCTCTGTTAAAGTCTGTTTACACAAACTGTGCATAGTAGCAAAAGAACTGTAGTCACTATCATTTTTGTTAATGGAAAGTCTTTCTCGTACTTCATCAATAGCTTTATTTGTATGCGTGATATAACATATAGACAACGGATCAATTGTTTTTAACAATTTTCTAATACGAGTAACACATTCATATGTTTTTCCTGTTCCTGGAGGACCGTAAATTTGCTGCCACTTAGTTTTTTCATCCAACGGATCCCACTTTTTTATCATATAGTACTCTTCTCTTCTTTAAATCCTTCTGGCTCTACAATTTCTTTCTTTAAATTAAATTGTTCTGCATTAACATTCCAAGCAAAAGTGGTTTTATTTTTATTTATCCTAAATGTTCCAGATTCTGCTCCAAATCCTTTTTCATCAATAGGGTTTTGAAGCAATTTAGAAAAAGCCGTTCTAGCATTTTGATCATCTTTGAAGATTTTTCTATTCATTAAATATATAAAAAGATCTTCAAATTTAAAATGTATCAAATTTGTTTTAGCATCATGGTAGGATTCTCCTAATACTACTGCTTCGCTGTCCTCTCCTTTACCAATAGACCTAAACCATTTACCCATATGTTCTCTTATACGATCTATCTTTGTAATTCCCTCAGGAGGTTTCATATAACTTAATTTTTCTGCTAAAAAATGATTTAAATTTTCAGTAAACTTTGCTTCAGATAATTTTCCAGGTTTATAGTCTAAAGTTTCAAATACTTTAGTGCGCCACGCTGTTTGGTCTGACATTTGCTGTGAAGTAGCTCCCATTGTTTGGCCATTTTTAAAAGTGACGTAGTAATGGACCGGATCATCCTCCACCTTTTGAATACTCTCTATTTCATAATTTTCGTTACCGTCGTCCGTTGACGCTTTTACGCCGTACTTTCTAAATCCACAATCGTATTTCATACAGTGTTCTTTCATAGGGCTTTCAGAACATTTATATTTATAAGGCCCTTTTAGTTTAAGTACTGGGTTTCCCTTATCATCAGTAACTTGGTTGCCTTCTTCGTCTTTGATCTCTTCCCAATTACTTTTAAAAACAGACGAATGTATTCTCGCAACCTCTGCTTCACCCAAAGGGTCCGGACAATACTTCTCGTTAACCGCTTGAAGCTCTGCCGCCCAGCTGCCTTTACATTCATTAGTATCTCTATCTTTTTTATTAAGATATGCTGCAACATTATATAACCAAAGGTTCCTGTTTTCAGAACAGCCGTTTATAGCTATACAATTGTTGCACGGAGGGCCGTCAGACCAAATTGCGTCAGTACCTTCACTCAGGTCTTTTATAGATTCAATTACTATATCATCATAATAATCATAAAACTCTTCAAGATTTAATTCTTTAACTTGATCATCAACCAATTTAAGTGCACAACGTGTAGTTTTCTCAGCATTAAAATAAGGCATGTTCACGTAATTACCAAAAAATCCTGCTTGCAATGTGCTTTGCTTTGGAAAAACTTCTGCTCCTTTGTGTCCTAGCGCCGCAGCTATTTTAGTTAACTTTTCTTTTAGATCCTTAGCTTTAACATAGTTCTTAAAAAAACAATAAACATGTGCACCGGCACTTTTAGATTTACATACTATAAATGGAAACTCTGCTTTTTTAATTTTTCTTAAGAGATCTAAATGGCTAAAGTTGTCGTAAGAATCTATATCAATACATCCCCATTTACAGTTGTGTTCTTGGTTAATAGGGATAACGCCAAGACTTTTTTCTCCTTTTAAATGTTTTTCCCACAAGTCTTCCCAAGTATTGTTTTCAATTGAAAGGGTTGTATTCTTGGTTTTTACTTTACCTTTTGCGTCTTTTTCCCCAGTGTCAATGTAGGTGCCATAAGCATCCTCATTACCTTTAAACATTTCACGTATTTTCATAAAACTATCTTTCTACACAGAAGAGAGGCCTACACTATTCACATAGCATAGGTTTATAGTGTAGACCCCCTCAACTAATCTAAAAACTTGATTTTTCTTCTTTAGTTTGCTGAGTCTCTTCCTCGTGAGACACTTTAACAGTATCCTTGCTTACACCTTGTGAAAACAATTTAGCTGCATCATATGTCCCCTTATCTGTTACAGGACCAACTTTTTGTATGTCCCAACCAAACCACGTTCCTTTAGAATTGGACTGTGGCACAGTTTTTAGTTTATAGACGTGACTATAAGAAGGAGGCGTAAACGGCCCATTCTTACCTTGCATCTTTAAACTAAGCATCATGGAGTTCCACTTACGTGAAACCTTCCTTTGCGTAGCTTTCATAAGTATGAGCGCTTGCTCATACCCATCTTTATCAACTACCAAAACATAGTGATTAGCAGTTTCGTCAATCACATTACCGTTAGGTAATCTGTTTTGAAAGTTAGCGTCTCTTGGAGCTTGACTAATATCATAATCAGCACCATGAACTGCTACGGGAGCACCGCTGCCTTTACCACGTTCACCCCACTCTATAAACTCACGTTTATAGTGGCAAGGTATTACATCAATACCTTGTTCTCCATCAAAAAGAGTGCCTGACACAGTATTATAAATCATGCCAGGCTCTGCGCCTTCTACATAATTATTACTTGTCTTGTTACACTGTGGAGAGAGTTGACTCAACACTTTCAAAAATGGAAGTGCTTGGTCATCGGCGGAGTTAATGTTCTCAAGGCCGCTCTGTGTTTTAGCATCTGTCATAAACATATTTGCATCAACAGTTGCTACAGCGTTGTCCGTTGTTTTTTGTACTTTATTCATTGTTATTTTTTCCTTGTTACTTTTGCTTGCCTACCAACA